AAGCCCTGTCGAAGTTTGGCCGGTCCGAGGTGGCCCACCAAGACGCCAAAATGAGGGCAGCCGAAGGCACGGCGATCAAGCTCGGGAGACGCTGATATGAGATTTGAACACTTCTGGCATCGGGCTTCAAGAAGAGGTAAGTTTGGGGTGAGAGAAATTGAGCGATATTGAACTCCTAACTACAGTTGGACAATTTGGGCTTGCAGCCGGGATCGCATTGTATCTTGTCTATTGGGCCACAAACGTAATCAATCAACAGCTTGAAGCACATGAATCAGTCATGACCCAATTATGTGATCGCCTCACTACCCATGATATACAAGCCAAAAAAATAGGGAACGACGTAGTTGATATCAGGACATATCTCTTTAATGAGAAGAATCAGAAATGAGTGCGATGTAGGTTATCGCGCCTATTTTTATACCATTTTTATAAATTGCAAACATACGCATGAAACCATTGCGTAGAGGGCCGAAAATCGCACTATAATTTTATCGAGATAAAAGCCTGTTTAATAGAGTTTATAGTCCTCAGATGCGAGGCGATCTGTTGAACTCCAGAACTATAGGCGCAGTGTCGCCCCGTCGTCCAGCGTTACGACTTTCACCTCTTCGATGCGGATGACGAATCCGCGCTTTCCATGTAGGCCCCTCTCCAGGATGGCCCGATTCCAGGCGGAGGGCACGTCGTCGGCTTCGCATCGGTGGGCGATCTCCGTTCCGGCGGCGTCGATTTGGACGATGACGTCATAGAGGGGCATCCTCACCACCCCGCCCGCGCACTGATGGCCTGCGCCTCGAAGTCTAGGCGCTTCCATTCTTGCGTCTCAAAGTAGTCATCCGGCCTCTCGGTCTTGATCTCATCCTGTCGCGCATGGATCGCATCCAGGCTCCTTGCGAACGTTTCCTCAGATACCATTTCAATCGACCTCCTCTAAAAGACACGACTTAATCACAAATTCTTCCCATGTCAGCGACCCCTTTTTCTCAGTCAGCTTCTTATGGTCCTCTTCAGTGAAGCGAAGAGTCATGACCTTAATTCCTTGCACCATGCTAGCTACTAGGATTTGATAGTATTTAAGCTTGCTGGCAGATAGGCAACCAACAAGCTTAAATATCATCGACGCCTCTTATGATATGCTCGCGGCGCGGTAGAGTCCTAGGAAGCCCAACCCCCTTCCGTCTTGAAGTCGCGCCGATACCGGGCCTTACTCGCGTGGCGGCTCTCATCTTATCCGTGCTACCATTTCCTAAGCCGTAAAGGGCCGCCACCGAGTTTCATAATGATGAAGTAGTGCCACGAGATGCCTCCTTAGCGCCCTCGGAAACGCCACCGGGGGCGCGCACCTGATTCTCTTTTCTGCCGTTATCTATTTATGCTATCAGCGTAATTAGCTATCCATGGCAAACCCTTGTATCAACATACCTGATCCGTTATTGAATGAGATCGATTCAATAGTGGAGGCAACATCGAAGTATCGAAGCCGGAGCCACTTTTTGCAGATCGCCGCCGAGAACCTGGTGGCGGAAGAGGCGCGGGCCGGGGGCGCGTGATGTTCCGCGGCTCGAAGATCTTCAAGACGACGAGGAGACTGTTGAGAATGAGTAGTAGCGGCACTGGATGCCACACTCCGAGCCGCGACGAGAACCAACCGAACACCGCCAGGTGATTCAGTTATGTACAATATGTACCATGTAGCTTATAAATCCAGCGGTCCAGACTTCGAGGACACGAGGAGCGCCGCCGAAGCGCATTTAACTCAATTCGTTAAGTTTCTCGGCCACGAACGGTTTGCTATTAAGTCGGTGCAGACTGGTAAGAAGGGCGCACAGGAAGCCCATTTCGACCTGATCACCGCAAACAAAGCCGTCGACTACATCAAGCTGAGGAACGGGAAGCGGCAATTGTGGGTGAACGTCAACCGCCTCAAGAGAGACTCAAAAAAGTTCCACGACTTCGACGACGTCGAAGCCGTCACCAACATTTTTATCGACGTCGACGCGAAAAAACCAGATGATAAGAAGGACTTCGCGGCCACCGAAAAGGAGCGCGGGTTTGCGTTGGCGCAACTCCCCACAGTCCAGAAGTGGTTATCGGAGCACACGTTCAAACCGGGCCTAGCCTTCAAGAGCGGGAACGGGGCGGGGCTGCTGCTGCCTATTCCTCCCACCCCACCAACTCCTGAGTTCATAGCGAAGGTCGCCGCCTTCCTGAAGGTGGTCAGAAGGGAGGCCAACGTCGACGTCGACACGACGACTTTTGATCCTCCAAGAGTCTGTGGGGTTTTGGGGACCTGGAACTCGAAGCTCGAAGATGCGGCCGAAGGGCGAAAAAACCACGTCCGGGAAGCGATTTACGACATCCCCACAAGAGATGAGGATACGAAGCTCCTGGAGTTCATCCAAGGGTTGACACCCGACCCCGACGCCCTCCGGGAATGGACCAAGAAGTTCAACTCGCCCCCCACAACCGAGGAAACCGAGCCGGAACCACCGGAGGACGCCGGTGAGGTGGACGTCGACTTTGTGAAGGCGAAGCTCGACGCCCTTTCAGAGGCCGATACGGTCCTCCTGGATCTCCTCAACTGGACCGACGAGGCGAAGAAACGGCACGGCAAAGACAGATCCAAAGCCGAGTTTGGGCTTGTGGGGAAGCTCACCGCCGGTGGATTCACCGACCCTCAAATCAACTGGGTCATGACCCACGTCTCGAAGATCGGGAAGTGGTCAGAGGAGGGGGAGCACTACCAGGAAGTGACCCTCCGGAAGATCAGGGGCAATAATGCAGAAGAGGCCGCCGGGGAGACCGAGGGCTCGCTGGAGGACCTCAAAGATAAGATCGAAGAGGATCCCGAAAAGGCGCTACATGACCCCGGGATTCTCAAGCGATTGATCGACCTCCGGAAGCGATCGCCGATAACATACGATCGTCTGGAAGTCGACCTCCGGAAGGCCGAGGCGGTCAAGTCCTCGACCCTCCGGTCTATCCTCGACGCGGAAGCGAAGAGGATCGCCTCGACATGCGAGGCGTGCAGAGACGAGCCCGAAGAGATCCCCGAGGATGTACTCGCCGAGGCCGAGAAGATAGTCTCAGCAGGAAGAGCCTTCGAATACCTGTACGAAACATGGCAGAGCCGCCACCTAGGAGACGAGCGGGTCGGTAAAGCTCTTCTGGGCGGGTTCGGGGCCCAGAGATGCAGTAGCACCGAAGGAATCCACATACAGGTAAACGGTCCCCGAGAGGCCGGGAAGAGTCACGCAGTAGAGACGGCGACCGACCTCCTCCCCCCCAGGCTGGTTATGAGCGGGTCGATGTCTAATATGGTCCTCTTCTACAACGCCGAGAACGCGCCACCGGGGGCAGCGGTGAGCATCGACGACATAACGTATACAGAAGCCTTCGGAGCCGTCCAGAAGAGATGCACAACAGGGTTCCAGACGGGGGCAACTCATCGCTCTGTGGTCGACACACCGGAGGGGAAGGGGGTTAGGACATTTCGCACCAAGCCCAGGATGGCATTTTACACGACGAGCGTCGATCGTCACCAGGACGAACAACTCAGGAGTCGCCTGTGGTCCATAGACGCAGACTCGTCGCCGGAGCACAAGGCCGAGGTCATCAAGTTTAGGCAGCGAAAGGACGCCGGGGAGCTATTCGACCCCACCGAAGAGGATCGAAAGACGGCAGTCTGTAGGGCTATTTTTGAGATCCTAGACGAGGAGCCGCTCGATGTGATAATACCCTTCGCTACAAGGCTTGTTACCATCGCCGGGATGGACGTGAGGAGCTACAACGTTATTTCTGACCTCACCAAATCACTCGCCGCCTACCGGCACCGGGTCAGAGACAAGGACGACCTGGGGCGGATACTCGCCACTGTGGACGACTTCAGGGACGCGAAGAGTATCTTCGACGCCACGGAAGGCCACTCCGATGTGAAATTTACTTCGGCGGAGACGAAGGTCCTCAAGGCCTTCATAGATAATGGGAACAAAGCCACTATGGGAGACCTGATAAGACTAACCAAGCTGACATATCAACGGGTCTACGAGATCCTAAACGGAAGGGGAAAGGGCGAGCAGAAGCGCCACGGCTTGATGAGTAAAGCCCCCATCTCAAGAGAGCAAGTCTCCGACTCCTGGACCTACGACTATGACACAGAAACGCGCCGGGATACGAAGCGGAAGACCATTACCGAGTTCGTCTACTACCTCGACCCGAGCTTCAAGCTGAAAGGATACGAGTCCCCGATCGTCATCGGGGAAGAGGATTCTGTACGTTCTGTAAAGGGTTCTGTAGAGGCTTCTGTAGATAAAAACGATAACAAGAAGAAGGGTTCTGTAGTTTCTGTAGTTAATAAGAAGAGAGAAGAAGATACAGAGGGGCCACTTCCCCAGTATGTGGGTATACATACCCTCCCTTCCCCCATTTCCCAAAATGCTACAGAAACTACAGAAACCCCGAGCCCGCTATCGATTGGCACTACAGAAACCTCCCCTAAAACCACCAGAAAGCCCCAGAAAGCTACAGAAACCGACAGGGTATTCGGGCTGAGCATCCCCTATTATCTGGACCTGGGGGGAGGTCAACTCCCCACCGTGAAAGCCCTGATGAAAGATCAGAACTGGCCACAGGACAAAGCAGTGATGGCGATAGGTATGCTGGAGCAAAGGAGACGATGAAGATGGACAAATTGACCACAACGATATACAAGACCCCGAACTGCCCCAGATGCCGCGAACTGGCGGCATACTTGACCCAGCTGGGGGTCGATTTCGACGAACAGGATATGAGCTCATCAGAGGTATTGACCGATCTCCGATGTGAGGGCGTCTTTGTGATGGAGGCCCCCGTTCTCCGGGTGGGCAACACATATCACAATACTAATATCCTCTGGAATGGCAACAAGCTCGCGGCCGGATATGTGGCCGGCCTCTTCGGGAGGGGGTCGGAATGAACCTTTCCGACTTCGGTGTCTGCGGTACATCCCGCGAGCCAGTTGAGCCGGTATCCGCTATCGAAATCGACGAGGTGCAGCGTGGCTGGTCCCTCCGCGGGCGCGGCCTAGATATGGCCCTCGGTGACGAGAGTTACATGCGGGCTCGCGTGGAGCCCTTGGCGGCTCGTCTCGGCGTCGAGCCCGGCCTGATCCTGATCTCCCCGGCACTGGCGAGGTGGGCCTGATGCCAGCTGGGAATGCCTACCTGATCGCATGGACTCTCTTTCTTTCGGCTTGCCTGATAGGCCTATGCCTCATCATGGAGGGGCTCTGATGCCCCGGTTCCCAGGGACGAACCGGGGCCTCCTCGGGCGGATCAAGCGCATCGACGACTGGAGAGCTTTCGAGCGCAACAAAGCCGCCGTTGCACTCTGGTATTGGCAGGCTCAGAGTGGGGCATATCCGGCTCTCGATGGGGCGATGCCGTGAGCCAGGAGGAGGTGATCGCAGTCTTGCGAGAAGAAGGCAGGCCCATGACGGCTTTCGAAATCCGAGACAGCCTCAACGGCCACCTCAAGACCGTCCAGGCCAACCTCCAGAACGCGATGCGGAACAAGCTCGTCGTCCGGGCCGGCTGGATACCTCGCCGAGAAGGAGAGTTTGGCGGCCCAAAGGCCCTCTATGCTCTGGGAGATGGATGAGACGACTCAGATCGAAGTTATAGATCTTCTCCGAGAGTGGGGAGAGCTAACGGTCCAAGAACTTGCATACCTGATGGGCTGCCCGCCCCAAAGCGCACAGCATCAGTGCCATCGGCTGCGGATATCAGGCCTGATAAGCTACTTTCCGGAGCGCTACAAGCATCAAGATCGCTACGTATATTACCTCGTGGATGCAGGACCGAAAGATATTTAGCTTATCCTGACAGTACCGTCAGGATAAGGCTTGACACGCCTACGAACTAACATCGCTATGGTGGTGGCCTGGACTCCACCACCAACTCTCACTGATCTACTGCCATTTCGGGCCGGGTTTCAACCTCCTTCCCCGGCCCGACCTCCTCTGATCCGCCGCCTGTGATGGCCTCCCCCTTCATAGCGTCTTGGGGTGTCGAACCCCGCAAGAGGCCATCGATAAAATCAATCAGGGGCACGCTATTATACGAGCAGGTCTTCAGCCTGTGAATTCATGGGGCATAATATGAGGAGGCCGCGAGGATGAGAATAGTGCTACGCCACATTTGGCGAGATTGGTGGTGGATTGTTGGAGCCTACCGGACCAGGCCAAAGCTCGAAATGTCGCATGAATCGCCGTCGCTCCAATACGTCCCATCTCAATACATGACGGCCGATGACGCCACCGGGCTGTACATCGATGACGCCGCCGGGCTGTACATCGACGACGCCTAAGCCTGCCTCGCCATCTCGTCGGGGCTTAGCGTGTAGATGTGCCTGCAATTCGGCCCCAGCATATGCCCGCCACCAGACCTGACTTCGGCCAACGTTGGATATCCTGGAGTGTTTCCGGTGAGGGATACCGTGACACCCTCCCATCTCTGGCATGAAGGGCATGCCTTTGAGTGTGAAGAAAATACAACCAAGTCATATCCATGCTCAAGCAGCCTGAGCCGAGTACCTTCTCGAAAACTATTCATTGTACAATCATGTACAGCCATCTGCGTATACGTAGACATCGACCACTGCCGCCCGGCCTTGTCCACGAAGCCCGTGATCCCTCTTTTCGCCAGCTCTTCCCGCATGGCCTTCGCTGACTGTTTCGTCGATTCGAATCCCAGGACCGTGCCCTCAGCAGCCTCGAGCTGGAGAGCTCGAAAGAGGTCGTCCACCCTCCGGCCTATCACGGTATCCATGTAGACCGTCCGGGTCCGCATCGATTCGGCGAGCGCAAAAGCCGCCTGTTGGTGTACAGTGGCAAAACCCTTCGCCAGATGCGTCGAAAACGCCATCCCGTCGGCGTAAGCCATGCCCTCCGAGTAGAGGTACGGCACGACATCCTGACACCATGTCCTGGAGCCAGCTAGAAGCTCTTTGCGGGCCGTGGTGATGTTTGCTTTCACCTGCTGGAGATAGGCCGGATCTGAGCCTCTAAGCAATGCCTGGTTGATCTGCTTTTCAATCCGGGCCTCGCCCCGCTCGTAGAGCTGGATGAGGGCCCTGGCCTGGGCGTCGGTGAGCTTCTGGATTTGGGCTTCAGTCCGCAACTTCGACCCCCATATCGACATCGGATAGGTCCAACCCATCGGGGCCGATACCGTACCTCTCCATTACCTCTTCGTCGCCTCTGACCTCTCGACCCCTTAGAGGCGCTTGAGGCTCAACGGCCCGCGTATTTCCTGTGGCTATTGCGATCTTCCTTAGCTCCTCGGTCCTGGTGGATGGCTTTGGGGGACCGGCGGTTACGGTGGCACCCTTCTCGCGAAGCCCCTCAATGGTTTTACTCTCTTCTGATATCCTTTGCTCTTCGGCCCGAATGCGATCTGAGAGGGTTTTGTAGCTGGTTCTTATGCCCTGGTCTTTCAGCCATTCGTGGATCTGCCTAGCTGATCGCCCCTCTCGTTTCCTCTTCATTATTTCTTCGATTATTTCCCCGTCCGCAGGGAGACCGCTGGGCCTTCCATTTCTAGTTTTCTTCGATAGTTTCTTTTGAGTCGTCGCCGAAATTTCGATAGGCTTGGACGCAACATCATTTGAGCCGGCGAGCTGCAACAGCTCATCGACTTTCGCTATAACTTGCGGCAGCCGGGGGTAATGGTCCCTAGGGATTCCCTCGGGATAGATCGTGGCCAGTAACTCCTCACAAGTCGTCATAATATCCTCGTCACCTCCGCCACAATGTCCCGCCCGTCGCAGAGCACCGACGCCGGGATCGCGTCGCCTGTGGTCGGATTCCGGACGATCGGAGCGAACATAAGCTCCTCGATCGGATCATAATAACCGGACACGCGAAGGTCTGCGAGGATCTCGGACGACGCCCCATAATGCAGCTCGTCGAGCCTCACCTCTTGGAACGGTATGTTCTCGGCCAGGAGCGCCTTTTTCACGGCTTCACAGCCGGAACATTTCGGCATAGTGTAGAGTTCGATCATCATAGATACCTATAACCATGATATCCGCAATTCGGGCATTTTATCTCATATTGCGGAGGGTTCGATGCTAAAATCATTTTTCTGTCAACATCTACCAGCTCCGTGCCGCAGTTGGGGCACGCGATATTATTGGGGGCGTTCTTGGTCTCGAAATCTGCATCCCAAATAATTTGGCTGTTGTGCTCTTCTAACGAAATCATAGCTCCTCCTCCTCCTCCTCGGTTCCAGGCAGCCCCTCGAGCTGGAGCGGCCCCTCTTCCGGGTTCTGTACCGTGGGAGCGTTCGCGGCCAGCTCTTTCATGATCCGGTCGGAGTCTTCCTGAGACAGCCAAAGCTCGCGGTGAGCCTGCTGGGGCGAATAGATCCCGGATCGGCACAGGATCTCTAGCCTCTGCGCGGTCTCGGTCGGATCGGATGCAACCGAAAGCTCCCAGTCCATCTTTACGTCGCCGGCGGCGAATGTCGGTACGTCGCCGAGGGCGAGACGGCTTGCGGCTTCGAGGATCATAGGGATTGCATCCCAGAAGGCCGCCCGGAACCGCCGGAGGTGGTCCATTGTGGGGGTGAGTTCCAGCATCAAGGCCCGCCCACTGGCCACGTTGGCCGCATCCACCCCTGACATCATAGGGGCGGAGATCTCGGTGCAGTTGACCCAAAGCTGGAGAGTGGCGTTGATCTCTCGGAGGATGAGGTCGATGGCCTCGACAGGCGACGCCACGTAAGCCACCATGTCTTTCGCCGACATTTCGTAGGCTTTGTGGATGAGTGTCTTCTCGGGGTCGAATTTCACCCGATCGGTGTCAGGATCTCGTTTTATGGCATCGGGGTGGACGACCGTAACAGGCTTAGAGTGCTGGCTTAGGATGAATCGCATCTGGGAGAAGGAGAGCTCCATGCTTTCGACGTGACTCAGGGCCTCAGAGGAAAATGAAGCGTCTGGGATGCCGTAAGCCTTGTCACTCGTCCTGGAGTTCCAGATGGGGAACACGCACCAACCGGCAGTCGTCTGCGAATCGTTGCCGTCCAGGTCGTAGCCCTCGAAGAGGTTATTCTTCTCGGAGAGATCCTTTCTGGCGAGCTTCCCAGACTCCTCGATCTGGTATAGCCGGTACTCGATGGCGGTTTCTGAATGGATCTCAACCTTGAGCCACTTGATCTTTGATCCGCCTTCGGGATCTTCTGCCCACTCTTTGAAAAGAACGTGATACTGAAACTCCCTGTCATCGTCGGGATAACAGACGGGTATCCAGCAGTCGGGCCGAACCGCCCGGGCCTTGACCCGCTCGCCAGACCTGGAGACCTTCACGACGCCGACACCGCACCGGCACCAATCGGTCCCGGCCTCTTCCAGCGTGACGCCGAACCTGTCGGACTTGAGCCAGGCCTGAAAAGCCTTGTCCATCTCCTCGGAGGCGAGGGAGAGATTGAGCTCGGGCAAAACGCCGTTCAGGACGACGCCGACGGCCTTCTCGGGGAGAGGGACCTTGATGTGCAGCTTCTTCTTGGTGGCTTCGGGGTCCTTCTCCATCCAGTTCTTCATGACGAGGAAGGAGTCCCGCCCGCCGTCGAAGATGTCGATGTTCTCGGTCATCCCCTTGATCCGGGCGGCCTCGTCGGTCGGGGGCCAGGGCTGGCCGGATTCGAGAAAATCAAGATTCGTGAGCATCTACTTCTCCGGCCCCCTTCGTATCCGGTCGTTCTCCGCCGCCCGCTTCCCGATAGCCACCCGGCACTCATCACATATCGGCTGATTTTCGACCACGACCCGGTGGGCGGTGCCGTTTTCGAGGCTCTCCAGGACGAACCGCTCGACCACGGGGGCGTCTTTCTCGCAGAAAAGGCACTTCATCCCGTTCCCCCGATCGATCCCCCAACACTCTCTATGCTGTGGAGATGCCCCTCAACGGGGAACCTGGCCCTGCAGTCGGGGCAATACCATTCAGCTATGCAACTTGTGCCGGATTGCGTCACAAGATATTTTCTAGGGTGATCACATGCAGTGTTCATCTATCTCATCTCCCTAATCATATATCTACATCCATATCTTAATGAGTCTGGAAAATGGCTTCCATCATGCAAAGGCTTCTCCTCTTTACTATTCTCATCCCAACGATAATTATTGATATATTTTATAGCGTTCGGGCAATCAGAAGAGACCTTGAGCCATCCCTGGCTGAACATGGTGGCAACGTCGAGGATGCCGTCTTTGACGCTATTGTCGGCCCCCCGGATGTTCTCCACCTCGCCCCGGCCCGACCTCCGGCATTCTGTGATGAACGCCGCCGCCGAGGGGTCGCAGATGCCATCAGGATAGATCGGATTGCCCCGCCACCTGCAAAGCTGCACCAAGTCCTCGATGTACTCTGTGGGGGCCTTCTGGCGGCCCCGGTGCTCCTTCGGGTCGTAGTAGAACTCTCGGACGAGCCACCATCCCAGGCGGTCATTGTGGCGAGCCAGGCCATAGAGCCCAGCGGCGAAGGCGTCCGAGGTGCCGTAATCGACCGAAAACACCCAGTCGATGAACTCTTTGGGGCAGTCTCGGGCGTCCACCACGAAGCCGCCGCCGACCTCTGGCCTGAAGAGATCCCAGATCCGGCCCTCGGCTACGGTTCTCTGGCCGAGGATGTAGCGATCATACCAGACGGACCCCTCTGGATACATCCGCTTATACCGCTCCCTCGTCTCCTCGGAGAGAGAGGGGTTGTCGTCCATCGTGAAGTGTAGATAGAAGACGTCTTTGGGGTCGAACTTATCCAGCCAATCGACGTAAAACGGCTCATCTGGCCCCTCGGGGTTAAGGCTAATCCAGATCTTCGCCCCGTCGATCGACAGCCTGGCGATGCCCTGTTGCAAGAACGAGATGGGCATAAGGATAGCTTCGTCGAAGAAGATGCCCGCCAGCGTAGCTCCCTGGATCAGATCCTGGCTCCGCTCGTCCTTTCCCCCGAAGATCCAAAAAACGTTCTTGTGGCCGAGCCATTCGATTTCGAGGAAGTTCTCGTTGCTGGAGCGGTGGTCGTTCACGATAGCGCCACGGGCCAGGAGCATCCTCTTTAGAGGGCGAATGATGTTACGCCGGGCGCTGCCTATCGTTTTTCCGCAGAAGGCAAACTCATAATCGTCAAATTCCGATTGAGCCCAACAGGTAAAAGAGAAGCTCCCCGTCAGCGTTTTGCCGCTCCGGACGGCCCCCTCCATGCAGATGATCGGCTTATGGCTTACTGGCGACTCTGGGAGCCACCAGGACATGACCTTATAGCCCTTCTCGGAGAACGTAGGCGACCACTGGAAGGCGGCTTTAGCTTCCATCCGCCCCCTCCTCGTCCGAGCCCCAGTCCAGGACTTCGGCCACGCCCCGGAGGGCCGATATCAGCCCGTCGTCGGGCCGGTTCTCGCCCCCGGAAGCCGGAGCCAGCATCTTGAGGGCGTCCAGCTCGGCCCTCTTCGCCGAGACTGCCGGGCCGTACTTCTCCTTCACTCTGGCCTCGTCGGAAATGTCGGCGAGATCCTTCGCAACTCCCTTGATTCTATCTTGAATTTCTGACGCAGTGGCGATCAATCCGGCAACCCGCCCGGCCTCGACTGCATCGCGCATACATCCGTTTTTGTGGCGGTTGATAGCGCCTAAGCTTGTTCCGAATTGTTCCACAATGTTCCGGAACGGCTCTTCTCGTAAGATAGCTGCTTCAATTTCTTCACGCTGTTTGTGATTGCAGATAGTGCATTTCGGGGGCAATTACGGCCCCCGTAGACGTTGAATTATGTTGGCAGAATAAAAACAGTCTTCGCTCATTATGTGCTTATCTTATCGGGCCGATTGTATATAAACTTATCCTTATGGTACTGTAAGGATAAGGTGAGACTATATCTCCCCCTCTTCCTTCAGCAAGGTCTGAGATGTGCATCGGCATAGGACCCTCCAAACTCTGCCCCCTGCTGCTGATTGGCGATGGATGCCAGATCTGGTGGTTCTGCCGGGGGCCGGAAAGATTTCAATAAGCGTTGCAGCATAAAACAGTTTTCGACACCGGAAGGCATAGATTCCGGTGCCGATTTGCTATCTATTCTTTCGTCGATATAGAAAGCGCCGAGGTGATACGCTTCCGCTTCGCTACCAGATCCACTTTTCGCGCCGTGGCCCGCTGGATCTCTCGATCCATCATTGCTATCTCCTCGTCGATCCTGGCGAGAGACGTCCTTTCGACGATAGGCTTCTCAATCAGTATCTGTTTTTTTGCGGTGTTTTCCGTGGTATCTTTTTGATCCCATGATATTTTTTCGGTCATCGTTTTCCCTCCAGAGCGGCCAGCTCAGCAGTCAATGTTTCGACCGCTTTTCCCATCACCGCCGCTTGGCTTCCGTGCATCCGAATCAGGTCTTCCATCCCGACAGATTCGGCTATCCTCAGATTCAATTCTGCGCTATACTTGTCAGCTTCATAGTTTTTTAGAAGCTGTTTCACAATTTGGATTTTCTCTGCCTTTTCAAGCATTGATCTGATCCTCCAAAAGTTCTA